ACCCAAATCGAAGTTACGAACAAGAAAGCGTCGAGCGGGCTTTAACGTGCGCTAACTGCGGTCAGAAGCTGCATGTGCTGGAAGTTCACGTGTGCTCCGATTGCTGCGCAGAACTGATGAGCGATCCGAATAGCTCAATGTACGAGGAAGAAGACGATGAATGAGTTAATAAATGGCAATGCCATCAAAATGACAAGCATTGAAATCGCTGAGTTGGTTGGTAAGCGTCATGACAATGTGAAACGTACCATCGAAACGCTGGCTAAAAATGGTGTTATCCGGCTTCCTCAAATTGAGGTTTCCGAAAGAATCAATAACTTAGGGTTCAATGTTCAGTACGAGCATTACGTCTTCGAAGGCGAACAAGGTAAGCGCGACAGCATTGTTGTCGTTGCCCAGTTGTCGCCGGAATTCACGGCTCGCCTTGTTGACCGTTGGCGAGAGCTTGAAGAAGCTGCGGTTAATATCCCAAAAACGCTACCAGAAGCGTTGCGCCTTGCTGCTGACCTTGCTGAGCAGAAAATGCAACTGGAAAACCAGCTCGCAATTGCCGCACCTAAAGTTGAGTTTGCCGATCGCGTTGGCGAGGCCAGCGGAATTTTGATTGGAAACTTTGCAAAGGTTGTTGGAATTGGTCCAAACAAACTGTTTGCGTGGATGCGCGATCACAAAATCCTTATTGCTTCAGGTTCCCGGCGCAATGTGCCAATGCAGGAATATATGGATCGCGGCTATTTCACAGTGAAAGAAACAGCGGTCAACACAAATCACGGAATACAGATATCGTTCACCACAAAAATCACCGGGCGTGGTCAACAGTGGCTGACCAGAAAGCTGCTCGATAACGGAATGCTGAAAGTAACAGGGGAGGCTGCTTAATGGCTAACCTACGCAAAGAAGCACGCGGCAGAGAATGCCAGGTACGTATTTACGGCGTATGCAATGGCAATCCTGAAACTACAGTTCTGGCACATTACCGGATGGCTGGAATTTGCGGAACGGGAATGAAGCCTGACGACCTGATCGGCGCATGGGCTTGTAGCGCGTGTCACGATGAAATCGACCGACGCACCCATAACCTCGACAACAAAGACGCCAGACTTTACCACCTGGAAGGCGTGATCAGGACGCAGGCGATACTGCTGAAGGAGGGGAAGATTAAGCCATGAACGAATATCAGTTTGTGCTTCCATACCCGCCGTCGGTGAACACCTACTGGCGAAGACGGGGAAGCCAATACTACATCAGCGATAAAGGCCAGAAATACCGAAAAGACGTTCAGCAAATCATCCGCCAACTTAAGTTAGACATTTTCACTAAATCACGACTCCGCATCAAAGTCATCGTAGACGTTCCGGACTCCCGCCGTCGCGACCTCGACAACATCCTGAAAGGTTTACTCGACTCCCTTATCCACGCCGGATTTGCGGAAGACGACGAGCAATTCGATGACATTCGCGTAATTCGTGGCGTGAAAGTACCAGGCGGAAGGCTTGGAATAAAAATCACCGAACTGGAGAACGCATGAACGCCACAATTCAAACGATACCAGAGCTTCTTATCCAGACACGAGGCAATCAGACCGAAGTGGCAAGGATGCTTTCCTGCGCAAGAGGAACAGTGCTCAAGTACAACCGAGACAGCAAAGGCGAGCGTCACGTAATAGTTAACGGCGTCCTGATGGTCAAACAGGGCAAAAGGGGAAGGCCATGAGACTCGAAAGCGTAGCTAAATTTCATTCGCCAAAAAGCCCGATGATGAGCGACTCACCACGGGCCACGGCTTCTGACTCTCTTTCCGGTACTGATGTGATGGCTGCTATGGGGATGGCGCAATCACAAGCCGGATTCGGAATGGCTGCATTCTGCGGTAAGCATGAACTCAGCCAGAACGACAAACAAAAGGCTATCAACTATCTGATGCAATTTGCACACAAGGTATCGGGGAAATACCGTGGTGTGGCAAAGCTCGAAGGAAATACTAAGGCAAAGGTACTGCAAGTGCTCGCAACATTCGCTTATGCGGATTATTGCCGTAGTGCCGCGACGCCGGGTGCAAGATGCAGAGATTGCCACGGTACAGGCCGTGCGGTTGATATAGCCAAAACAGAGCAGTGGGGGAGAGTTGTTGAGAAAGAGTGCGGAAGATGCAAAGGAGTCGGCTATTCAAGAATGCCAGCAAGCGCCGCATATCGCGCTGTAACGATGCTAATCCCAAACCTTACCCAACCCACCTGGTCACGCACTGTTAAGCCGCTGTATGACGCTCTGGTGGTGCAATGCCACAAGGAAGAGTCAATCGCAGACAATATTTTGAATGCGGTCACACGTTAGCAGCATGATTGCCACGGATGGCAACATATTAACGGCATGATATTGACTTTTTGAATAAAGTTGGGTAGATTTGACCCAACGATGGATAAATGCACTCGTTAAATAAAGCCCTGAGTTAATAGCTCGGGGCTTTTTGCGTTACAATCACAAAGGGAAGAGCGTTAGGTGAATCGGCGATACTGCCCCACAAGCCCGTTAATCGATAGAGGTAGACTAGCGCTCTTCCTTTTGTGCTGAATTAAGCGAATGCCGGAAGCAGAACCGGATCACCAAATGCGTACAGGCGTCATCTCCGCCCAGCAACAGCACAACCCAAACTGAGCCGTAGCCACTGGCTATCCTGAATTCATCAGTGATAGTTACGCTGCGGCCTTCTACACATGACCTTCGTGAAAGCGGGTGGCAAGAGGTTGCGCCAACAACCTCCTGCCGTTTTGCCCGTGCATATCGGTCACGAACAAATCTGATTACTAAACACAGTAGCCTGGATTTGTTCTATCAGTAATCGACCTTATTCCTAATTAAATAGAGCAAATCCCCTTATTGGGGGTAAGACATGAAGATGCCAGAAAAACATGACCTGTTAGCCGCCATTCTCGCGGCAAAGGAACAAGGCATCGGGGCAATCCTTGCGTTTGCAATGGCGTACCTTCGCGGCAGATATAATGGCGGTGCGTTTACAAAAACAGTAATCGACGCAACGATGTGCGCCATTATCGCCTGGTTCATTCGTGACCTTCTCGACTTCGCCGGACTAAGTAGCAATCTCGCTTATATAACGAGCGTGTTTATCGGCTACATCGGTACTGACTCGATTGGTTCGCTTATCAAACGCTTCGCTGCTAAAAAAGCCGGAGTAGAAGATGGTGGAAATCAATAATCAACGTAAGGCGTTCCTCGATATGCTGGCGTGGTCAGAGGGAACTGATAACGGACGACAGAAAACCAGAAATCATGGTTATGACGTCATTGTAGGCGGAGAGCTATTCACTGATTACTCCGATCACCCTCGCAAACTTGTCATGCTAAACCCCAAACTCAAATCAACAGCAGCCGGACGTTACCAGCTTCTTTCCCGTTGGTGGGATGCCTACCGTAAGCAGCTTGGCCTGAAAGATTTCTCTCCGAAAAGCCAGGACGCTGTGGCATTGCAGCAGATTAAAGAGCGTGGCGCTTTACCGATGATTGATCGCGGTGATATTCGTCAGGCAATCGACCGTTGCAGCAATATCTGGGCTTCACTGCCGGGCGCTGGTTATGGTCAGTTCGAGCATAAGGCTGACAACCTGATTGCAAAATTCAAAGAAGCTGGCGGAACGGTCAGAGAGATTGAGGTATGAGCAGAGTAACCGCGATTATCTCCGCTCTGGTTATCTGCATCATCGTCTGTCTGTCATGGGCTGTTAATCATTACCGTGATAACGCAATCGCCTACAAAGAGCAGCGTGATAAAAAAGTCAGTGAGCTGAAGCAGGCGACCGCCACCATTACTGACATGCAGCAACGCCAGCGTGCTGCTGATGCACTCGATGCTAAATACACGAAGGAGTTAGCTGATGCGAAAGCTGAAAATGATGCTCTTCGGCGCAAGCTTGATAATGGTGGCAGGGTGCTCGTCAAAGGAAAATGCCCTGTGCCATCCTCAGCCGAAACCTCCAGCGCCTCCGGCATGGGCAATGATGCCACCGTCGAACTCTCTCCAGTTGCTGGACGAAACGTTCTCGGTGTCCGGGACGGAATTATCCGCGACCAAACAGCACTGAGAACGCTTCAGGAATACATCAGGACGCAATGCCTTCGATGATAGCGATAATTTTACTCATCATCCTTCACATCTGGCTCTGTAGACAGGGTGGTGATCACTTCTGGAGTGAATCCAGATTAAACATCTCATTGCTGATGCTTGAAGTTGAGCATCTGGCGCGCGGTAAGGGGCTGCGTTGAGATAAGAGCCAGTCATCACAAACACCAGGATTTAGCCTCGCATTCGCGGGGCTTTTTATTGCAACAAAGGTAAAGACGATGGATGAAGAATATCGTAAAGACCTGCAATTGTGGTTTGGCCTGACGCATGCGTCGTTCTGCGTGATGCCGAGAGTATTCATGGAGGCTATGCCACAAGAATGGCAAGAGAAGATGGCGCAGTTGCTTTTTGAGTATGGCGACACGATCAAAACGGATGTCTGCGGAGTTCACAGCTGTTTCGTTACTGCCAAAGACGGCAACAACCGCTTTATGAGGATGCCAGAAGATATTCTGAACTATCGTCATCCCCGGCGTGAGTTCATCGAATCATTTCTGAAGAAGTAGCCATTACAAAGCCTATCTGCGGGTGGGCTTGATAATGAAACCGGAGCTTATTCTTGGCAACCAGTTATGGCAGTACCACGAAGCAACCCAAGCCAGAAAGTGGGGAAATAACACTGGCAGCCACTGAAAGATGAACCTCCTGCCTGATGGCAAAAAAAGATTCTTTGTGGTGGCGGACTGATGGAAAGACATCGGTTATTGCAGAGGCCATTCAATGAGTGGTCTCGACAATGGCTTATACCCTACACGGGATAACTTAACTGATATCCCTTTTAACGGATAAACGGAGCCAACAATGGCAGAGATTATTCCCATGACTGAAGAACAGAAATTCCAGTTAGAGATTTACAAGCTGGTCATGAACCAGAACGCAGCCGCAGAAGAAGCATTTCAATTCATTGGCACTGACGAACTGAAGCTTGAGCTATTCAAAATTCACTTCCAGTCAGGCGGCGCTAATTCAGATATCACGACCCGCACTATCGAAGCGGTGCGTAAATCGAAGGAAGCGTTAGACCTGTTCACTACCGGAGTGTAAGAGATGACTGAACAAGAAATGCCGAGATACCAGTGCCACAAAAAAGTTCGCGCCCTGAAGATTGGCTCTATAGAACATAAGCCAAACCCAGATCAGCCTGGTAAGTCTGGCTCTTCTAGTTATGGGGCAATTATTCATCCGGATGATAAGAAATACGCAGCATTTGATGTTAGCGCGGAATATATCTGTAAGCACCGACCAATGCCTGGAGGCTATTACGTTGTCTATGAGGATGGATATGAATCATATTCTCCTGCTGAGGTATTTGAGTCTGGATATTCAAAATTATAGGAATCCTCTATGACAATCGTCGTTGATCTTGGTAAGGAGAAGAAATTCCCAATTACTCAAGAGCTATACGAGCGACTTGAAAGCGTCATCCATGATTACGATGGTGAAATCAGTTTATGCGAGGCGATTGGCACACTCGAATTGCTGAAGCAGTCACTGATTGAAGGCGCGAAAGAGTCCTCAGCCTGAAATAACAACTAAGTGAGATGAATATGGCAGCACCAAAGGGCAACCGATTTTGGGAGGCCCGCAGTAGTCATGGGAGAAACCCTAAATTCGAATCGCCTGAGGCGCTGTGGGCTGCTTGTTGTGAATACTTCGAGTGGGCTGATGATAACCCGCTATGGGAGGGTAAGGTATTTTCATATCAGGGAGAAATAATTAAGGCCAATGTCCCTAAGATGCGAGCCATGACTATTTCAGGATTGTGTACCTTCCTTGATATCACCAGGCAAACATGGGGAACCTTCCGGTCAATGGAAGGTTTTTCTGACGTCACATCACGAGCGGAAGACATCATCTACGACCAGAAATTCTCTGGCGCAGCCGCTGACCTTCTCAACGCTAACATCATCGCCCGTGATTTGGGCCTCAAAGAGCAGTCGCAAGTTGAAGACGTGACACCTGATAAGGGAGATCGCGATAAGCGACGCTCTCGTATCAAGGAGCTATTCAACCGTGGAACTGGACGCGATTCTTGATAACCTGAGCGACGAAGAGCAAATCGAATTGCTCGAGCTACTAGAAGAAGAAGAGAACTACCGGAACACACACCTGCTATATGAATTTACGCCATACAGCAAACAGCGTGAGTTCATCGACGCTGGGCATGACTATCCAGAGCGCTGTTTTATGGCTGGTAACCAGCTTGGTAAGTCATTTACTGGTGCTGCTGAAGTCGCGTTTCACCTTACAGGGCGTTATCCGGGCACAAAAGGCTATCCTGCTGATGGTAAATATGGCGGTGAGTGGAAAGGTAAGCGTTTCTATGAGCCTGTTGTCTTCTGGATTGGCGGCGAGACAAACGAGACTGTAACCAAAACGACTCAACGCATCCTGTGCGGTCGTATCGAAGAGAATGATGAGCCTGGCTACGGTTCCATACCGAAAGAAGACATCATTAGCTGGAAGAAGTCTCCTTTCTTTCCGAACCTTGTTGATCATCTTCTGGTTAAGCATCACACGGCTGATGGCGTTGAAGATGGCATTTCAATCTGCTACTTCAAACCATACTCGCAAGGCCGTGCTCGCTGGCAGGGTGACACAATCCACGGCGTGTGGTTTGACGAAGAACCACCATATAGCATTTATGGTGAAGGCCTTACCCGTACCAACAAATACGGGCAATTCTCAATTCTGACGTTTACCCCTCTGATGGGGATGTCTGACGTTGTTACCAAGTTCCTGAAGAATCCCAGCAAGTCGCAGAAAGTGGTCAACATGACCATCTATGACGCTGAGCACTATACCGACGAGCAGAAAGAGCAAATCATCGCATCCTATCCAGAGCATGAGAGAGAGGCTCGAGCTCGCGGTATTCCTACGATGGGTAGTGGTCGAATCTTCCAGATACCGGAAGAGACGATTAAGTGTCAGCCGTTCGAGTGTCCTGATCACTTCTACGTAATTGGCGGTATGGATTTCGGATGGGATCACCCGCAGGCGCAGGTTCAGCTTTGGTGGGATAAGGACGCAGACATAATCTACCTTTCACGCGTTTGGAAGGCGAAAGAAAAGACAGCCGTTCAGGCGTGGGGAGCTGTTAAACCATGGGCGCATAAAGTGCCAACCGCATGGCCTCATGACGGAAACCAGCACGAGAAGGGCGGCGGTGAGCAGCTCAAAGGGCAGTATGCGGACGCTGGATTTATGATGTTGCAGGAGCATGCGACATGGCCTGATGGCGGTAACGCTGTTGAGCCTGGTATCACTGAATTGCGAGACATGATGCTCGACGGTCGCTTCAAAGTATTCAACACCTGTGAGCCATTCTTTGAGGAGTTCCGCCTCTATCACCGTGATGAAAACGGGAAGATCGTCAAGCTTAACGACGACGTGCTATCAGCCGTTCGCTATGCATACATGATGCGCCGCTTCGCCAAAATGATGCGCGACATCAAAAAACCAAAAGAGAAAAAGATACCAGCCCCAATCAGGCCCATCGCACGGAGAACTTAAATGGCCGACGAAAACAGACTCAATTCCATTCTGTGTAAGTTTGACGCAGACTGGATGGCGAGCGATGAAGCCAGAACCGAGGCGACAAATGACCTGTATTTTAGCCGAGTGTCGCAATGGGATGACTGGCTATCAAACTACACGACCCTGCAATATCGCGGACAATTCGATGTTGTTCGCCCGGTGGTCAGGAAACTGGTCGCAGAGATGCGCCGGAACCCTATCGACGTTCTCTTCCGACCCAAAGACGGCGCTAATCCTGATGCAGCCGATGTGTTGATGGGAATGTATCGTACTGATATGCGCCATAATACGGCAAAAATTGCCGTTAACGTTGGCGTTCGTGAGCAGATAGAGTCCGGCGTTGGTGCATGGCGTCTGGTCACGCAGTACGAAGACAACGATCCAACAAGCAACAATCAGGTAATTCGACGCCTGCCAATTCATGAAGCCTGCTCACACGTCATATGGGACGCCAACAGCAAGCAGATGGATAAGAGCGATGCTAAGCACTGCACGGTGATTAACGCCTTGTCGCGCAATGGCTGGAAAGAGTTTGCAGAGGATTACGGTATTGATCCTGACACCCTGCCATCTTTCCGGAATCCGAACGACACATGGCTGTTTCCGTGGGTATCGAATGATGTCGTCTACGTCGCTGAGTATTACGAGGTCGAAGAGAAGAAGGAGAAGGTCTTCATCTACCGCGACCCGCTGACAGGTGAGCCGGTCAGCTATTACCAGCAGGATATCAAAGACGTCATCGACGACCTGGCTAATCGTGGATTCATTAAGGTAGCAGAGCGCAAGGTGAAGCGTCGGCGTGTGTATAAGTCGATTATCACCTGCACGCAGATACTGAAAGACCGCGAGAAGATAGCCGGAGAGCATATTCCAATCGTTCCAGTGTATGGCGAATGGTCATTCGCTGGTGACAAGGAGTGCTACGAAGGAGTGGTAAGGCTGACGAAAGACGGTCAACGCCTTCGTAACATGATCATGTCATTCAACGCCGATATTGTTGCTCGTTCACCGAAGAAGAAACCGACCTTCTTCCCTGAGCAAATCGAAGGCTACGAATACATGTACGGTGGAAATGATGACTATCCGTACTATCTGCAGAACAGGACCGATGAAAACGGTAACGACCTGCCGATTGGTCCAATCTCCTACATGGAAAACCCTGAAGTGCCGCAAGCCAACGCTTATATGCTTGAGGCTGCCACCAACGCAGTGAAAGAGGTGGCTAGTCTTGGTGTGGATGCGCAGGCAGCAAACTCTCAGGTCGCTTTCGATACCGTCAATCAACTGAACATGCGGGCAGACCTTGAGACATACGTGTTTCAGGATAACCTGGCTACCGCAATGCGACGTGATGGCGAGATTTATGCCTCAATGGTCAACGATATTTATGACGTTCCTCGTCATGTAACGCTGACACTTGAAGATGGAAGCGAGAAAGACGTTCAACTCTATGCGCAAGTTGTCGATTACCAGTCCGGCAATGTGGTCACACTCAACGACATTCGTGGTCGCTATGAGTGCTATACAGACGTTGGACCATCCTTCCAGAGTATGAAGGAACAGAACCGCGCAGAGATTCAGGAGTTACTCACCAAGGTTCCGCAAGGTACTCCAGAGTTCCAGATGCTGATGCTGCAATACTTCACGCTCCTTGACGGTAAAGGCGTCGAGATGATGCGAGAGTACGCGAACAAGCAACTGGTGATGATGGGGCTGAAGAAACCAGAAACACCTGAAGAGATGGAGATGGTACAACAGGCACAACAACAGCCGCAGCAGCCATCAGCAGAGCAAATTCAGGCGCAGGGTATCCTTCTGCAAGGTCAGGCTGAATTGCTCAAGGCAGAGAACCAACAGGCACAGATTCAGGTTGAAGCCGCCAAGGTTGAAGCCCAAAACCAACTCAACGCCGCGAAGATTGCAGAAATCTTCAACAATATGGACCTCGACAAGCAGGCAGAACTGCGTGAGTACCTCAAGCTAGTAGGTCAATTCCAGCAACAGCGCAGCAAAGATGCTCGTGCTAACGCTGAGCTGCTTCTTAAAGATGCAGACCAGACTCATTCACAACGCATGGATTTCGCGAATCTTATGCGTCAAGTTCAAATCCCCTCCGGCGGAGTAGCCGAGACACCTCAATAAGAGAGAGTTAATCATGGACCAAACCACCGACATTCAGGCTTCTGAAGAATTAACCCTGCCCAGCAATCATGCAGCGGCATCTGCTGATGGCTTAGTTGTCGATAATGCCAACGACAACGCAGGTCAGGAAGAAGGCTTCGAGATTGTCCTGAAAGACGATGAGAAACCAAAACAAGACCCGGCAACTAATGCTGAATTTGCCCGTCGCCGCATCGAACGCAAACGCCAGCGTGAGCTTGAGCAGCAGATGGAAGCGGTTAAGCGTGGAGAGTTGCCGGAGCACCTGCGGGTGAACCCTGAGTTACCAAAACAACCAGACCCTAACGATTATCTTTCCGAAGATGCACTGGCTAAGTACGACTATGACCAGAGCCGCGCACTGGCTGCCTTCCAGCAGGCAAACAGTGAATGGCAGATCAAGGCTATGGACGCACGAAGCCAGGCTGTCGCCGAGCAGGGTCGCAAAACTCAGGAGTTCACCCAGCAATCAGCGCAATACGTCGAGGCAGCCCGTAAGCACTACGACGCAGCGGAAAAGCTCAATATCCCTGACTATCAGGAGAAAGAGGATGCATTCATGCAACTGGTGCCGCCAGCAGTCGGTGCCGACATCATGCGCCTCTTCCCGGAGAAATCCGCTGCTCTCATGTATCACCTTGGTGCTAATCCTGAGAAAACACGCCAGTTGCTGGCGATGGACGGGCAATCCGCGCTGATTGAACTCACTCGACTGTCAGAACGTTTAACTCTCAAGCCTCGAGCCAAGCCTGTTTCAGAAGCCCCGTTACCTGATGAACCCATTCAGGGACACGCTGTTGCTGCAAATATCTCTGCGATTGAAAAGCAGATGGAGGCGGCAGCAAACAAAGGGGATGTAGAGACGTACCGCAAGCTCAAGGCGCAACTGAATAAAGGAATTCGATAATGGCATTAAATGAAGGTCAACTGGTCACGTATGCTCTGGATGAAATCATCGAAACCGTCCAGAACCTGACGCCAATGGCGTCCAAAGTGACAAAATACACCCCTCCGGCAGAATCCATGCAGCGTTCAAGCAACACCGTATGGATGCCTGTTGAGCAGGAAGCGCCAACCCAGACTGGCTGGGATTTAACTGGCAACGCAACCGGGATTCTGGAACTCTCCGTAAAATGCAACATGGGCGATCCGGATAACGATTTCTTCGAGCTTCGTGCAGATGACCTGCGTGATGAGCGTTCTTACCGTCGCCGCATCCAGGCATCCGCCAAAAAACTGGCGAATAACATTGAGTCAGCAATTGCCAAACAGGCAACCGAAATGGGCTCACTTGTTGTTCACGATACCCGCGCAATTGGTCCATCTACTGGCCTGTCTGGCTGGGATTTTGTGTCTGATGCAGAGCGCCTGATGTTCTCCCGTGAGCTAAACCGCGATATGGGCATCAGTTACTTCCTGAACCCTGACGATTACCGCAAAGCAGGCCGCAACCTGGTAGATGGTGACATCTTTGGGCGCGTTACTGAAGACGCGTATCGCAACGGTACTATTCAGCGTCAGATTGCTGGCTTTGATGAAATTCTTCGCTCACCGAAACTTCCGGCAGTTACCAAGTCAACCGCTACTGGTGTAACTGTTTCTGGTGCGCAGAAGTTTAAGCCGCAGGCATACACCCTTGATACCGATGGTAACAAAGAGAACGTCGACAACCGTGTTGCAACGGTGACCGTATCCTCCACCACCGGATTTAAGCGCGGCGACAAAATCAGTTTCACTGGTGTGAAATTCCTGTCTCAGATGGCGAAGAACGTGCTGACTGATGATGCGACTTTCTCAATCACCCGTGTGATCGATGGTACTCACATCGAAATCACGCCGAAGCCGATTGCGCTGGATGACGCGTCACTGACAAAAGAAGAGAAGGCTTACGCTAACGTAAACACCTCTCTTGCTGATACCACTCCGGTAAACGTTCTGAACGTGGCAACAACCACCGCTAACGTGTTCTGGGCTGATGACTCAATCCGACTGCTGTCTCAGCCTATCCCGGTAACCCATGAACTGTTTGCTGGCATGAAAACGTCTTCCTTCAGCATTCCTGGTATTGGTGTTAACGGCATCTTCGCAACGCAGGGTGATATCAACACTCTGTCTGGTAAGTGCCGTATTGCTGTGTGGTATTCAGCATGTGCTGTACGACCAGAGGCAATTGGTGTTGGTCTGCCTAACCAGACTGCGTGATAACCAGAGGGAGCTTCGGCTCCCTTTTTTATCTGGAGACAAGCATGACACACATGATCTTTCGTCATGGCGACATGAAGAAGTGGAAAGGCGTTGGCTACGACTTTGAAATCGTGAAAGCCGAAGAGCTTCAGGAATATCTGGATGCTGGTTGGTTTTCACATCCTGATGACCTTTTGAAGGATGTTGCAGAGCCAGAGCCAGAAGAAAAACAGCGTAAAAAGCCTGGTCGAAAACCTAAGGCGGCAGCAGATGAACCTGACAACGAAGGGTGATTTAGTCCTTGCAGCATTACGTAAGCTCGGTGTTGCATCAAATGCCACGTTAACCGATGTCGAACCGCAGTCTATGGAAGACGGGGTCAACGACCTTGAAATGATGATGGCTGAATGGCTTGGCGGTGATGCGTCACCTGGGATCAACGTTGGCTACATTTTCGCTGATGCAGATGTCGCTCCAGATCCGGGTGATGAGCACGGTTTATCAAATAACGCTATCAATGCCGTCATTTTCAACCTTGCCTGCCGCATTGCTCCAGATTATGCGCTGGAAGCCTCTACAAAACTTATAACCACTGCCAGATACGGGAAAGAGCGACTCGTCAAACTGTCTGCAATGGACAGAGCAAAAGCCGCTAAATGTAAGTCCGGTTATCCAAACCGTATGCCTGTTGGTAGCGGTAATCAGTTGGCGAAGTGGAACGGTTGGAATTACTTCCACCGGAAGGAACCTTGCGATAACGGGAGCGAATAAATGCCGATTCAGCAACTTCCGCTTATGAAAGGTGTCGGCAAAGACTTTCGAAACGCCGACTATATCGACTATCTGCCAGTGAATATGCTGGCAACCCCCAAAGAAATCCTCAACAGCAGTGGATATCTTCGCTCATTCCCTGGCATTGCCAAACGCTCTGATGTGAACGGTGTATCTCGCGGCGTCGAGTACAACATGGCGCAGAGTGCTGTTTATCGCGTGTGTGGTGGGAAGCTTTACAAAGGCGAAAGCGAAGTCGGTGACGTCTCCGGAAGTGGTCGCGTATCAATGGCGCATGGTCGGACATCTCAGGCTGTAGGCGTTAATGGTCAACTGGTAGAGTATCGTTATGATGGCACGGTTAAAACCGTCTCAAACTGGCCTACAAACAGCGGATTCACGCAGTATGAGTTAGGCTCGGTCCGCGACATTACGCGCTTACGTGGGCGTTATGCGTGGTCAAAAGACGGAACTGATTCATGGTTTATCACTGACCCTGAAGACGAATCGCATCCTGACCGCTACAGCGCACAATATCGTGCCGAGTCGCAGCCTGACGGCATCATCGGAATCGGAACATGGCGAGACTTCATCGTCTGCTTTGGTTCATCGACGATTGAATATTTCTCCCTGACTGGTGCAACCACCGTTGGTGCCGCGTTGTATGTCGCACAGCCATCGCTGATGGTGCAGAAAGGTATTGCCGGGACTTACTGCAAAACGCCGTTTGCTGATTCGTATGCGTTCATCAGCAATCCGGCAACAGGTGCGCCGTCTGTATACATCATCGGCTCCGGTCAGGTATCACCAATCGCCAGCGCGAGCATTGAGAAAATTCTCCGCTCCTACACTGCTGATGAACTGGCTGATGGTGTGATGGAATCGCTGCGATTTGATGCGCATGAGTTGCTGATTATCCACCTTCCGCGCCATGTTCTTGTTTACGACGCATCTTCAAGCTCCAATGGTCCGCAATGGTGTGTACTGAAAACAGGCCTGTATGACGATGTGTACCGCGCTATCGACTTCATTTACGAAGACAATCAGATAACGTGCGGCGATAAACTGGAATCGGTTACCGGCAAATTGCAGTTCGATATCAGCAGCCAGTACGACAAGCAACAGGAACACCTGCTGTTTACTCCGTTGTTCAAAGCGGATAACGCCAGAGTTTTCGACCTTGAAGTTGAATCTTCAACTGGCGTTGCGCAGTATGCTGACCGCCTTTTTCTCTCTGCAACCACTGACGGCATCAATTACGGGCGTGAGCAGATGATTGAGCAGAATGAACCGTTCGTTTACGACAAGCGTGTTTTGTGGAAGAGAGTAGGGCGCATCAGGAAAAATGTCGGCTTCAAATTGCGCGTTATCACGAAGTCACCTGTCACTCTGTCTGGCGCTCAGATAAGGATTGAGTAATGGCGGATTCGAATCTCAATGTGCCTGTAATCATTCAGGCTACACGGCTCGACACATCAGTCCTTCCACGCAATATCTTCTCGCAGTCGTATCTGCTTTACGTTATCGCACAGGGAACTGATGTTGGTAACGTGGCTAACAAGGCCAACGAGGCCGGACAGGGCGCTTATGATGCACAGGTCAGGAACGATGAGCAGGATGTGATTCTCGCTGACCATGAGCAGCGAATTTCTGCTGCGGAAGCAACGCTTGTTAATCATGAGGAGCGAATCAGCCAGGCAGAATCAACCCTTCAGGAACATGAAACACGAATAGCTCAGAATGAAAGCGATATTGCGTCGCTTGATACCAGAGTTCAGTCGCTGGAATCGCAGGTTTCAGACCATGAAACGCGCATTGATGCTCTGGAGTATGCCACTACTCGCAAAAAGTCAGAGGTTGTTTACTCTGGCGTATCAGTAACCATCCCGACAGCGCCGACCAACCTTGTTAGCCTGCTGAAAACGCTCACGCCGTCATCAGGCTCGTTGGCACCATTCTTCGACACCGTTAACAACAAGATGGTTGTGTTCAACGAGAACAAAACCTTGTTCTTCAAGCTGTCGATCGTCGGGACGTGGCCCAGCGGAACCGCCAACAGGTCAATGCAGCTAACATTTTCCGGTTCTGTTCCTGACACACTGGTAAGCAGTCGCAACTCGGCGACAACAACCGATAACATCTTGTTAGCTACGTTCTTCAGCGTGGATAAAGACGGCTTTCTTGCCACAAATGGCAGTACGTTAACTATTCAGTCAAATGGGGCGGCGTTTACTGCCACAACCATCAAGATAATCTCGGAGCAGTAATGATTCAGTTCAAACCAACGCGAAACATCGACTTGATCGAAGCAGTCGGAAATCACCCTGACATTATTGCCGGAAGCAACAACGGTGATGGATACGACTACAAGCCTGAATGCCGTTACTTTGAGGTTAACGTGCACGGTCAGTTTGGCGGAATTGTTTACTATCAGGAGATTCAGCCGCTGACATTCGATTGCCACGCCATGTACCTGCCAGAGATTCGCGGCTTCAGCAAGGAAATCGGGCTGGCGTTCTGGCGATACATTCTGACTAACACCACCGTTCAGTGCGTCACATCGTTCGCTGCACGCAAATTCCGCCACGGGCAGATGTACTGCGCAATGATTGGCCTTAAGCGTGTAGGAACCATCAAGAAATACTTCAAAGGCGTGGATGACGTGACATTTTACAGCGCCACACGCGAAGAACTAATCGACTTCCTGAATCACGGGAGATAGCCATGTTATATGCATTTAAGCTTGGCAGAAAACTGCGCGGCGAGGAACCTTATTGCCCTGAAAAAGGCGGGAAAGGTGGCAGCTCTGATAAAAGCGCAAAGTATGCAGCAGAAGCTCAGAAGTATGCCGCAGACCTGCAAAATCAGCAGTGGCAGACGATCATGAAAAACCTTGCTCCGTTCACGCCTCTTGCGGAGCAGTATGTTAACCAGCTTCAGAACCTTTCCAGTTTAGAAGGTCAGGGGCAGGCACTTAATCAGTATTACAACTCTCAGCAGTATAAAGACCTTGCAGGTCAGGCTCGTTACCAGAGTCTTGCTGCTGCGGAGGCGACTGGCGGACTTGGTTCGACAGCTACAAGCAATCAACTGGCTACGATTGCTCCGACTCTCGGTCAGTCGTGGTTATCAAACCAGATGAGCAATTACAACAATCTGGCAAACGTTGGGCTTGGTGCGCTGCAAGGTCAGGCAAACGCTGGGCAGACATACGCCAACAACATGAGCAGCATTGCACAGCAAAGTGCAGCACTTGCCGCTGCTAATGCCAATAAACCATCAAGTCTTCAGACTGCAATTAGCGGTGGCACGTCTGGTGCGATTGCCGGTGCAGGTCTTGCCAGTCTTTTGGGAACATCAACGCCTTGGGGCGCTGGCATTGGTGCTGGTATCGGATTGCTTGGCTCGTTGTTTTAAGGGGTAATCATGGCTACTTGGCAAGGAACAAACGGCGGATTGTTGGCTGGTATCGGTGGTGTCAACTCAAACGCTCCGAGCGTAAATGACATCGGCAATACGCTTCAGCTTATCAGGCGGAACAATGATATTGAGCGTTCAGGCGCTAACAATGTTGGGCTGACTGCTTTGCAAGGCCTTTCAGGTATTGCGGGGGTGTTTCAGCAGGAAAAGCAGGCTCAGCGGCAGAAAGAATTTCAGCAGGCATACGCTAATGCTTATGCGTCTGGTGATCGCGGTGCTTTGCGTCAGTTGGCTACTCAATATCCAGACCAGATTGAATCCGTTCGTAAAGGCATGGGATTCATTGATGAAGACCAGCGTAATTCTATCGGCACCTTAGCGGCTGGCGCACGCCTTGCGTCATCGTCTCCAGAAGCAATGCAATCATGGCTGCAAAACAACGCCGGTGAGTTAGCTCGTGTTGGCGTTAATCCTCATGACGTCGCTCAGATGTACCAACAGAACCCGCGGCAGTTCGGCGAATTTGTCGATCACCTGGGGATGAACAGTCTCGGGCCCGAAAAATACTTTGACCTACAGGATAAAATGCAGGGTCGCCAGGTTACCATGCGCGGTCAGGATCTGGATTCGCAAACCGCCGCTCGGAATCAGGCAATCACAATGCGCGGACAAGATATCCAGGCGAATTTAGGTCAGCAGCGCATTAATCTGGACGCAGAAACAAACCGCATTAACAACGAAAATAAGCGCCTTGACCGGATGCTATCAGCAGAAACTAACGACCTGAAGCGCCAGGAAATACAGAGCCGCATAGCAGCCAACAACCAGCAGTTGCAGCAGAAGCAGCAAGCGCTAAATGATGGCTACAAAGACGGCATCAACACCCTCACAACCAGCATGTTCACTCTGAACGATATCGTTAGTTCTCCTTCACTTAAGAGCATTACAGGCTTACGTGGAGTAATCCCCAACGTTCCAGGCTCACAGGCTGCAGACACTCAGGCACGACTTGATACCTTTAAATCACAAGCATACCTGACAGCGGTTCAGGCCATGCGAGGCATGGGCGCACTTTCTGATGCCGAGGGCAAAAAGCTCGACCAGGCTGTTGGTTCGCTGCAGAACTCGCAGAGCGAGGAGTCCTTTCGTCGCAACGCTGGCGTCATCCTGAACACGCTCAACCAGAAGCGTAATGAGGCGGTTGGTAAGTACGTTCAGCAAAACGGTATCAAGCGAGTGGAAGCGCCTCAGGCTTCTATAGATTACCTGAAGCAGCACCCCGAGCTGTCAATCGACTTCATTAATCGCTACGGATATCTTCCATCTTTGGGGCAGTAAATGGCTAATTACCGTGATTTGTTAGAGCAGGCTGGCGCACGTTACGGTGTGCCAGAAGGGTTGATGACTGCACTGGGTGCCAAGGAGTCTTCTTACAACCCTGCCGCAGTAAGCTCCGCCGGGGCTGTAGGATTGACTCAGGTCATGCCTGGGACATGGCGTGATATGGGTTATACCGATGAGCAAATGCAAAACCCCGAATATCAGGCTGACGCTGGCGCGCGCTATCTGGCAAAGATGTACCAGCAGTTTGGTAACTGGCGTGATGCTCTTCAGGCTTATCACGACGGTCCCGGCAACGTTATGAAGGCAAAGCGTGGTGAATATACGCCAGGACCTGAAGGCCGCGGTTACGTTGATGATCGCTTTGCTCAATGGGCGGGTGACCCGGTGACAGACTCAACAGTCGAACAGCGCGCCACCTCTGCAAAGGTACATCCTCAGCAAGACCCTAACAACCCGTTTGCACAACTGGAAGCACAGTCATCCGAACAAGTATCGGCATCAGGTGTGCAGTCAGACCCAAATAATCCATTTGCTCAGATTGAGCAGCAGGCAGCCAGTCAGCAGCCACCTCAACCCGTAAGTTCTGTCGCACCGAAACCTGTTCAGCAACAAACAGTTAATCAGGCCAATAATGAATCAGCACGTGAAGAACCATCATTGATACAACAAGCTGGCGATTGGCTCACAGGTGGTCAAAGTGCAGGGCAAATTGCAGAGCAGGCTGGTCGTGGTCTGGTAAACATACCATTTGACGTATTGCAGGGTGGCGCAAGTCTGATTAATGCAATCAGCCAGGGGCTTGGTGGCCCCAAGGTTTTGGACGATGTCTATCGTCCAGTAGATCGACCGACAGACCCTTACGCGCAAGCTGGAGAGTCAATAGGCGGTTATCTTGTTCCTGGAGCAGGAGTAGCTGGAAACATGGTCATTGGTTCTCTCGCTGACGCGGCGAATCAACGGGGTGATTTTGCCGAAAATGCCGCTATTAATGCCGGACTTAACATTGCTACGCATGGCCTGATAAATGGCGTTACCCGTGGTGTTCGTGGTGCATCAAATATAATTAGTGGCAATAAAACATCTGCACAGAGAGCGACCACTGCGCCAACAGAAACATCACCATTCTCCGGTGATGCCGCTGCAGCAACAAATCCTGCGGTTCATGCCGCAGAGGCAAGAGTAGCACAAGGTGTACCAATGACGCCTGCGACGAGGAACCCAGAGGAAGTCGTTCGCACAGTAGCAGCACAAAAAAGGCCAAATCTCGCTTCATCGCTTGATGAACTAGATATCAATCCTCAGGCTGAAGTTCTGGAGTCTGCTGAAAGGCTTAATGTTGATTCATTACTCCCTTCACACTTTTCCGGGAACGAGCAATACAAGGCAGTTGAGCAAGCAATCAAGTCCCGTGCGGGTTCTGCTCTACAGGTGCAGGAAAATGAAGCAATCAGGCAGCTAGCACAGGGCGCGGGGGAGATAATTGATCGCGTTTCCGGTGCAAAAGATGCTCTTGGTATGAGCGACAAGTTTATTGATACGGTCAATGGAAGAATGTCTGCGCTGATGAAACGAAGCGACCAGCTTTATCGCAATGTTGAAAAGGCGATGCCTGCAGGTGCAAAAATTGATGCGCCATCAACAAGGTCAATGCTCAAACAGGTGGCAGAAGATCTTGGCGGGATGAAAAACCTTGACCCTATTGAAAAGAGAGTCTTTCGGGCAGTTAATCCAGGCAAGAACGGCGCATTAACTTATGCAAATCTCAATAAGCAACGACGACTTGTTGGCGATGCACTTCATAAGAATTCTGGACCATATAAAGATGCTGATCGCGCTGCTTTATCGAGGCTTTACGGTTCGCTCGCCGATGATCAAAAGGCGGCGCTGTCAGAGACAAATGCATTACGTGATTTTGAAGTTGCTCAGAGGCTTGTTCAGATGCGAAAAAGCATGGAAGAGCAAATGATTAATCTAACTGGCAGAACGCTGAACGGTGATGTTTCTCGCAAAGCAACTACAGCACTACAGGCAATGTCGAAAGGCGATGCCAAAGGATTTCGTGAATTGATGCAAAACACGCCGTCCAGGAAGCTAAGAACCGAGCTACTGGGAACAGGTCTTCGGGATATGCTTTCGAACGGAAAACGTGGCGCTGATTTTAATCCTGCAGGGTTTGCTGACTGGTATCAAAACATGTTAGCAAACGGGCAGATGCGCAATCTTGCCCGACATTTACCAAAAGAGACTATGTCAGGTCTGAACGATGTATATAAGGTCGCAAAGGCTATCAAAGACGCAAAATCTTACGAGATAACTACAGGAAGACTAAACGAGTTCGTCAAACGGTTTAATCGCGTCACTGCGGCAAATGAATTTGTTGCCAACCATGCCCAACGCATTGGCACTGCGGTTGGTTCAACTGTGTCAGGACCGTTCAGTGCAGTAGGTGCTGTTGCTGGGTCAGAAATTGGGGCAAAAGTCGCCAGCAAAATCAGGGCGATGGGCGGCGCTGCATCAATGGAATCTGCAGAAAAGCTAATTAGCTCACCAGAATTCCAGAAAGCAGCAAGGCTGGCAGTAAAACAAGCACCAGAAAGCATCGTTGATACAACTGTAAGACGCTCTTCTGCTTGGCGCTCGTTTTACAACTCACTTCCAGAATCAGATAAGAAAACCATATCAAGGCTAGGCATCATGTACTGGATGAACAGTGATGATAACCAGAAGTAACGGAAAGCCACGGATGGTTAGTTGCTGTCTTTTTTATATAAATCTCTGAGCGTATCAAAGACAATTTTCTTTACCATATCGGATTGTTGGTCTGCCATACGCTCTGCATCGTCAATGTAAACTGGTGCAGAGCTTTGTTTAGCCAATGATTCTTCAATCGCTGCAATTATCTCTGAGTTCAGCGACCTGTTATTCATCTTCGCACACTGCTTAATTTTCGCGTGGAGTTCATGCGGAAGTCTCAAGTGAAACTGCGCCTCGTCGTATTTGCTGTACATCCTTGATGCCTCACCAGTTGGGTGGAATGGCATCGTAACCTACTGGATAAATACTCAATAGTACCATTTCGGTATGCAATCACATCATGGTTGCATCATATCATTCGTCTGGAGCAATGAAATGTCAGATATCACCGCAAATGTTGTGGTAAGCATGCCTTCGCAACTCTTCACTATGGCTCGTTCTTTTAAAGCCGTAGCCAATGGCAAAATTTATATCGGTAAAATTGACACTGACCCGGTAAACCCTGAAAACCAGATTCAGGTTTATGTGGAGAACGAAGACGGCTCTCATGTTCCTGTTTCGCAACCAATCATCATTAACGCTGCTGGTTACCCAGTATATAACGGACAGATTACCAAATTCGTAACTGTACAAGGCCATTCTATGGCTGTTTATGATGCGTATGGTTCCCAGCAGTTCTATTTTCCTAATGTGCTGAAGTATGACCCTGACCAATTAAGACAAGAGCTAGCGGGTCCAAATGGATATCTTCTAATCCCATCGATGGATCAGCATATTAAAATTCAGCAGTGGAGAGAAGAGGGTGACATTCGCGGATGGGGTGCTATTGATGGAGAGTTCAACGATGCTGCTGTATCCGCTGCATTAGACTCTGAATCTCCTAGCGTTAAACTTGGTGGCGTCGGATTCGTTTCAAAACTTCGCTCACCTATTAACCACAAAAGTAATAAAGTGATGCATAGCGGGTCATTAAACTTTCAATTTGATGGCGGAACTCAGCAAGAGAAATCCGGGATACTTATGGCTAACATCTCCAACGCCAAAGTGATTGATGTTGATATAACAGGCACCCTGGATGGAGGAATTCGTGGGTACGGTGGCAGCAATATCGTTATAGACGGCGTGAATGTTCACGATATTGGAATTTCAACGCTATCCGGTGAGTGCGGCATAGGAATATGGTTCGGTGATTATGCAAACTACGATGTACAGACGGATGGGCTGTTAATTCAAAATTGTAATATCAAAAATATTGGAGGTGTAGGGATACAGCGTGGGGATGGCATCCTGGTTTATAACGCGAAAAATTTCAAGGTAAGGTATAACACCATCATTACAACCAATAGGATGGCTATTGCAGCTGGAAGTGATACTAGGCAGTTTGAGATTCATGGAAACTACATAGGTGATACGCTATTAGCTGGTATAGATATTGAGCCTGACGAAGGTTACACTGCTTCAAATTTCAAGATATACAATAACAATATTATCGGATTTGCTGCACGATACTTCACTCAAGGATCTGGTGTTGGTCAAACCTTTGGTATAGATACTCATGCTAATACCTCATATGGCAAAGTGTATAAAAACACATTGTCTGCAGGACAGTATGGAACAGAAGCATTTCATATAGGAAACCATGCGGATGAGATTGAAGTTACGGATAACAACCTGATTGGCGGTGCTGTTGTAATCCCATTATTCATCAAGACATATGATGGTAGTGGTAGTAAACACATCAAAATAAACCGCAACAGGGCAAAAGGGACGTGTAAGTCATTTGCAGATGTAGCCATGTCTGAAGATGTTTATATTTCTGAAAATGTATTCTCTGGCAATAGTTCTAATGATAGTTATTTCCTGAGAGCGTCAACAATAGCAGGGCTTAATGTTGACTACAACCGGTCAAGCAACACAACCAATTTCATCAAGTCTGGTGACGCTGGAAACACGTCAAGCGTGAAGGTCACTAATAATAACGCTTCTACCCTTTCAGATGGTATAGACATGCTAACGTCGGGTTCCATGACTGGTTTTATTGCTTCTGGCAACACTATTTTATGTCCAGCATCCAACAAAGGAATTTCACTGGAAGTAGCAGGTTCAGGTTCTATTTCAGACATTAGTCTCCGTGGCAACATAATTTATAATGCTACAACCAAAATATATGTATCACCAGCTGCCACGGGATGGGATATGTTAACCAAAAATACCAGGTTTGATCTGTCTGGAGTTCAAAATGGCACTCAGCTATTTGAACTATCAAGAAATAGAGTTACACAGTTTCTTAACAATGCTTGGTATGATGGCTAG